ATCAAATATATTAAAATATATTGATTATTCTCCAAATTTAAATAGATACATTTCCGTTGGGATTGGTGCTACAATGATTTATTGTGATCCAGTTTATAATTTTGCTGCAGCAACTTCAAATACAACATCTGGAATTATAACTTCAATCACAATAACAAATCCTGGATTTGGATATAATTTAAATAATGCACCAAAAGTACTAATTGAACCAGAAAAAACAAAAATAGAAGAGGTAGTATCAATTAAAGCAAAAGGTGATTTTGGAATTATTGTGGGAATTGATACAAGTGTCGGAACTGGATCTACTATTCCCAAAATTAAATTCAAATTAAAATCTGAAAATTATGACAATAACACTTTAGGTGTTGGGTATTCTTCTCTTAATACTTACGGAATAGCATCTAGTCAAATTTCAATTGGAGATTATTTTACAATTTACAACAGCAATGTCCAATGTGGTCACGCTTTAACTGGTATTACTACAAGTTCTATTCCTTGGGTGGTTGTAGGAACTGCTAATACATTTATTGATGGTGTTTATCGTGCAGAAAATGTAGAGTCATCTGGTGTTGGAATTGTTACCGTAACTTGCAGTTTTAATCCTGGATCGGGATTGATTAATTCAATTAATTTTGCAACAAATACACAATTAATAACAAATGGATTCTATGGAAATTATAGTTGGGGCAAAATATATGATTACCAAAACAGAGCACTTGGTTCACCAAAACAATTTACATTAAATACTAATAATGGATTAATTGGTCTTTCAACTTCTCCCGAAGTTACAAGAACTAGAGGATTATTTAAAAGTAAATAAATAAAGATAAACATTCGGTAAAAATGCCTGCTATTATATCTGACCAATTTAGAATATTAAATGCTGAAACTTTTGTAAAAAGTTTTGTTGGTATAGGTCAAACTTTAAATAGATATTATACTTTTATAGGTCAACCAAATTCTTCAAATCCATTGGCTGGTGGTTCTTCTTCTTGGGGGACAGGACCATCTCCTCTAGATGGATTTAAAGAAGAAAATGACATTAAAGATACTATAATTGCAATGAAACAAATTACTACGGACGATGTTCGTAGAATGATCAGAAAAGTCACTTGGACTGCAGGGACTACTTATGAAATGTATAAAAATAATTATAGTATTTATAATTTAACTCCGGCAACCAATCAATCAAGTTTATATGAATCAAATTATTATGTAATAAATGAAGATTTGAGAGTTTATATTTGTATCCAAAACGGATCAAATCCAGAAAATCCAACAGGAAGACCATCATACGATCAACCAACTTTTATTGATTTAGAACCAAGAGCTGCGGGAACTAGCGGTGATGGTTATATTTGGAAATATCTTTATACTATTAAACCATCAGAAATTGTAAAATTTGATTCCATTGAATTTATTCCAGTTCCTGAAAATTGGGGAACATCTGGAGAAAGTATAGCAACTCAATCAAATGCTATAGATGGAAAAATTAATTCAGTAATAATCAACCAAAGGGGAGTTGGATACAATCCAACATCATCTACTTTTACAAATATTCCAATTTTAGGTAATGGTAGTGGCGGAAAAGTTACAATAACAACAGATTCTTTTGGAAAAGTCTCTGAAGTTTATGTTACTGATGGTGGGCAAGGATATACTTATGGATCTATTCAATTTTATCCTGGAGCACCAGGAATAACACCATCATTGACTAATGTTGGTGTTGGAGCCACTTCTTTTGCCACATTTGATGTAATCATACCACCAAAAGGTGGTCACGGATATGATATTTACAGAGAACTTGGTGCATATCGTGTTCTTGTGTATTCTAGATATGAAACTTTAGAATCAAACCCAGATATAATTACGGGAAATGATTTTTCAAGAGTTGGAATTATAAAAAATCCTTTAACACTTGGAAGCAATACACAACTTTTAAACACATCTTTGATAAGTGGTCTTAGTGCAATCAAATTTACTGGTTCGGCAACTACTGCTACTACATATGCCGTAGATTCTGTCATTACTCAAACTGTTGGTGTTGGTTCTACGGCAATTGGTTTTGTTGCATCTTGGGATAATGTTACTGGAGTTTTAAAATATTACCAACCAGTAGGATTATCTACAATTGGTGTTGGGTATAAAATAAATCAATTTACTTCATCACCTTCTTCTGGTGGAAGTTTACTTGTAAATGGTTCATCAATGAATGGCACAACACCATTATCAATTGATAATGGATTTAGTGGTGTGTCCACGACAATATACAACAGAACATATCAATTAGGAATGACATTTAATGCAGGTATTGCATCTGCAGAATATAATAAAAGGTCCGGTGAGGTCATATACATAGATAATAGATCAGCAATCCCGAGATCTTCCAGCCAAAAAGAAGATATTAAAATTGTATTGGAATTCTAAAAGAAAATGCCACAAAACACTAATTTAAATGTATCTCCATATTTTGATGATTTTTCTGATTCGAAAAATTACCAAAGAGTTTTATTTAAACCTGGGACTCCAATACAGGCTAGAGAATTAACAACTCTACAATCCATTTTACAGAATCAAATTGAAAAGTTTGGAAAAAATCTTTTTAAAGAAGGTTCAATGGTCATTCCTGGTCAAATTGCATATGACCCAGAATATACTTGTGTTCAAATTGATGAAGTCCATTTAGGTATTCCAATTTCTCTCTATATCGAGAGCCTTTTGGGTAAATTGATTCAGGGAGAAACAAGTGGCGTTAAGGCAAAAGTAGAAAATTATATCACTAATTCAGAATCAGAAAGAAATACCTATACTCTTTATATTAAATACCAAAGTTCTAGTAATAATGATTTTTCGACAAAAACATTTGTTGATGGTGAAAATTTAATTGCATTAGAAGATATTTCATATTCTTTATCTGCAATAAGATCCGGATCTACATTTGCGACATCTATTCTTTCAAATTCAACCTCTATCGGATCTGCCGCTAAAATTGTATCTGGAGTATATTTTATTCGTGGTTTCTTTATAACTGTAAATTCAGAAACAGTTATATTGGATCAATATACTAATATCCCAAGCTATAGAGTTGGTTTATTGATTAATGAAGAAATTGTTGTGGCATCAAATGAATATGTTGATTTATTTGATAATGCTCAAGGATTTTCAAATTATGCTGCCCCAGGTGCAGATAGGTTAAAAATATCCACATCATTGATTAAAAAAAGTATTAATGATTTTAATGATGAAAATTTTATTGAATTACTAAGAGTAGAAGATGGATCACTACAAAAATTTGTAAAAGAAACAAATTATAACTTAATTCGTGATGAACTTGCAAAAAGAACTTATGATGAATCGGGAGATTATTATATAACCCCATTTGATATTACACCAAAAGAATGTCTAAATGATAGAATAGGAAATAATGGTATATATTTTGAAAATCAAGTAACAAAACAAGGAAATCCAGTATCTAAAGATTTACTCTGTTTATCAGTAAGTCCAGGAAAAGCATACGTTAGGGGTTATGAAGTTGAAACTATTAATAATACTATTATTGATTTAAATAAACCAAGAACTACTGATAATGATTACAATCAAGCAATTCCATTTAATCTTGGAAGGCAGATCAATTTAAATAATGTAACTGGAATACTTCCAGTTGGATTTGGAACAACTTCATACGTTAATTTGTACAATGGAAGAACTGGAATTGCTGGTATTTCTTCCGGAACTCAAATTGGTGTTGCTAGAGTATATGATTTGAAATTAAAAAATAGTGTTTATGAAGATAATACAACACAATTTGAAACTTCTTTATATGATATCCAAACTTATACAAATCTTACATTAAATACATCATTAACACAATCCATTCCTGCATTTATTCAAGGAAATAGTAGTGGAGCAAGTGGTTATCTTGTAAATAGTATTTCTTCATCTAATATTTTAACTTTATATCAAGTTTCTGGTTCATTTGCAAATAATGAAACTATTAATATAAATGGAAATACTAATGTGAGAACAGTTATTGGGGTTAGAGATTATAATTTCTCCGATATTCATCAAATAGTTGGAAATGGAGTAAGTTTTACTGCAGATCCAGTACTTTCAAATCAATCATATATTTCACAACCAGGAACAGTATTTACAATTTCAATTGCATCTGCTGGTATCAGTACAATTACTACTACTGATCAGAATTTTTATGTTGGCATAAACACTGGAGATATTATTTCATATGCAAAACAAGGGGATACCCTTCCAACATATAATCAAGTATATCAAGTTATCTCATCAGCAAAAAGTATTCAAATTGTAGCATTGCCTTCCATTTCTGGTGTTTGTGTTGGAACATTGCCAACATCCACATTCACAAATACTGATATTAGAAAATCTACTCTTGATGTTTTAAATACAACAAATGTTTCATTATATTCTAAATTAAATAAATCAAATATTTCAAATTTAACATTAACTGGTTCTGATATTACAATTAAGAGAAGTTATAATGTAACTATAACTAATGGTGCAGCAACTCAAGTACTCGAAACAAATAATAATTTAACTTTATTGCCATTTAATGAGCAGGATTATAATTTAGCATTTTCTAATGGTTCTATAGAACCATTAAGTGATCAAAAATTAACTGTTTCCGGAAGAACTGTCAGTTTACAAAATATTAGTAAAAATGGATCTGCTGTTTTGACTGTCAGTTTCAATAAGATCAATGCCTCTACCAAAAAGAAAATTTTTAACAGATGCACATCATTAATTGTAGACAAATCGACATCTCAAGGTTCTGGTATTGGATCTACTACTTTCAATGATGGATTGTCATATAGTCAAATATATGGTACTAGAGTACAAGATAAAGAAATTTCTTTAAATATTCCCGATGTATCAAATATTGTTGCAATTATTGAATCTTCTACATCCGGAGATCCATCTCTATCATACTTACAACTTATAAATTTATCTTCTAATATTTTAAACTCTGTAAAAGGAGAATTAATTGTTGGAACAAATAGCAAATCCGTAGCAACATTAGTTTCATCTACTGGAACAAATCAAATTGATATTGTTTATTTAAACGAAAATATATTTACTATTGGAGAACTTGTCACATTCCAAGAATCAAAAATACAAGCGACAATAACAACAGTATTTCCTGGCGATAAAAATATTAAGAATAACTTTATTTTTGATGATGGACAAAGATCCGAATATTTAGATTATTCTAGAATTATAAGAAAACCAAACAATTCTTCTCCAACTAGAAAAATTAGAATAATTTTTAATAATTATACAATTAGCTCTTCTGATAATGGTGATTTTGTTGGAGTAAATTCATATGATAAAGATCGTTATGATGACTATATTCCATCAGTTGATGGAAAAAGAGTTACTGATCTTTTAGATTGCAGGCCAAGAGTTTCTCAATTTAATAGTTCAATTTCATCGCCATTTGAATTCAAATCAAGAATTTTCCAAAATACAAATGGATCTGCAACTGATATTTTTGCTAAAAATAAAAATATTAATCTTTCATATGATTATTATTTACCAAGAATAGATAGAATCTTTTTAGATAAAGATGGCGCATTTATTGTCAATAAAGGAATTCCTTCCCTTTCGCCAAAAGTTCCCAATAGTCTAGATTCATCTCTAGAGATTGGAACCGTATATTTACCTGCATATCTATTTGATGCATCTAGTGTAAAAATATCTTTAACGACACATAAAAGATACAGAATGCAAGATATTTCTAGTTTAGATAGAAGAATTACCAATATAGAATACTACACTTCACTATCTTTACTTGAAACTGATACTCAAAATTTAACAATAAGAGATTCCACTACTCAACTTGATAGATTCAAATGCGGTTTCTTTGTAGATAATTTTAAATCTTCAGATGGTGGAGATATTTCAAATCGTTTATATAAATCAAGTATTGACAAAAATGCCGGAACATTAAATCCACAACCATATTCAACAAGTATTGATCTTCTTATTGGTTCAGAATCAATACTTGGAATAGGGACAACATCAAATGTAGATGCAGATTTGAGATTTGTGAATGATCTAGGGTCACCAAATCTAACAAGAGTTGGTGATGTTGTATGTTTGAAATATTCTGATGTTGAATATGTAAAAAATCCATATGCAACAAGAACCGAAAATGTAAATCCATTTAATGTCGTAAATTGGATAGGGACAATACAACTAAGTCCTTCTTCAGATACTTGGGTAGAAACAAGAAAAACTGAAAAAATATCTGACATTGAAGGATCTTATAATTCTGCCATTCAGCAATTGGGAGTTGATACTAATACTGGTCTTTCTCCAGTTGATTGGGGATCTTGGGAAACAACTTGGACTGGAGCACAAGTAACAAATGGTCCAGCACTATTCACACAGCAGACTGGATCCAATTTAACATCTTCAACCGATTGGGTTGCTACTTCAGGATTGTGGCAATCTCGCAATCCCGAAAATGGTGCGATGATGCAAAGTCAAGATAGAACTACTACTTATGAAGATAGTTTTATTAATTTTTCAAATCAAACTACAATTACATCAAGAAATCAGACTAGACAGGGAATACAATATGGAGTTAACCAAAGATTTGATACAACAAATCTTGGTGATAGAGTAGTTTCTAGAGATATCTTGACTTATAT